ATCCGAAGAAGTCGCACGTTGTTGTCGCTAAAGAAGGCGATAAGATCAGAACAATCCGTTTCGGGCAGCAGGGCGTTATGGGTTCTCCTGCCAGCAAGGGCGAAAGCGAATCCAACAAGAAGCGCCGCGCATCATTCAAGGCTAGACACGCAAGCAATATAGCCAAGGGTAAAATGAGCGCAGCGTTTTGGGCGGATAAGGTGAAATGGTGAAATGACGCAGATTCCAATCCTTAGTGGCATCTACACGGACAATGGGCCGGACTTTCGCACGTCTTATCCTGTCAATATGATTCCAGTGCCAAAGAGCAATGGGATTAGCGAAGGCTTCCTTCGTCCTGCTGATGGCTTGGTAGCTAATGGCACTGGCCCTGGCATTGATCGTGGCGGAATTAACTGGAATGGCGTCTGCTATCGCGTGATGGGTTCTAAGCTCGTTACAGTGTCAAGCACTGGCGCTGTGACGGTGATTGGTAACGTGGGAAACAACGATCAGTTAGTGACAATGGATTACAGCTTCGACCGGTTGGCTATCGCGTCGAATGAAGACCTGTTCTACTACTCGCCCAGCCTTGGCCTTATTCAAGTCACTGATCCTGACCTTGGCGTTGTTCTAGATGTGGTTTGGGTTGATGGCTACTTCATGACCACTGATGGTGAGTTTCTCATTGTTACGGAACTAAGCGACCCGACGCAGGTTAATCCGCTAAAGTATGGTTCGTCCGAAATTGACCCAGACCCTGTTGTTGCACTGCTTAAGCTACGCAATGAGATTTACGCGCTCAACCGGAACACTATCGAAGTCTTTGACAACGTAGGCGGTGACCTATTCCCATTCCAGCGCATTGAAGGCGCACAGATTGAAAAGGGTGTTGTCGGCACTCATGCTTGCTGCGTCTATCTGGAAAGCATCGCATTCCTTGGTAGCGGCTTTAATGAAGCCCCAGGCATTTATCTTGGCGGCAATGCCAAATCGAATAAAATCAGCACGCAAGAGATAGACCAAATCCTACTTCAGTTTACCGAAGCAGAATTGTCTACGGTCAAGCTGGAGGCGCGTAACGATAAGGCTCATGAGCATCTATATATTCATCTTCCAGACCGCACGCTTGTATTTGACGCATCTGCAACGCAAGACTTAGGCCAGCCAGTTTGGTTTACTTTGACGAGCAGCGTGGTAGGATTTGAGAAGTATCGCGCACAGAACCTTGTGTGGTGCTATGACAAGTGGCTGGTTGGCGACCCAAGCAACACCAATGTGGGCTACATGGTTAGCAACATCTCAAGCCATTACGGTCAAAAGGTGCGCTGGGAGTTTGGCACGACGATTGTTTATAACGAAGGTCGTGGCGCAATCATTCAGAACCTTGAGCTTGTTGGCCTAACTGGTTCAGCTGCTTATGGTATCGACCCAACAATAAACACTAGCTACACCACAGACGGTCAGACCTACAGCCAGCAAAAGTTTATTAACGCTGGCACTACAGGACAGCGTGCAAAGCGTTTGGTATGGTTCCAGCAGGGTTGGATGCGTAACTGGCGCATACAGCGATTCCAAGGTACATCAGATGCCCATATGTCTTTTGCTAGACTAGAGGCCCAAATAGAGCCATTGGCTTACTGATATGGTTCGGAGGCTCAACCTTACCCGCGATCAGCTTGCATCGTTTCTGCAAGACCATGAGCAGATAAAGCAGTTTGAGTTGCTGTTTTCATCTGTTGATACATTGAGCAATGTTACGATTGATGAGCTTAATATAGGTTCTGGCAATGCTACAGCGTCTGCAAACGATGCGTTGGCGCAGCTTTCGGCTGTATCGCAAATGCTTGAATTATTGATCACTGCCCCACGCAACGAGCTTGGCACAATATCATCTCAAAATGCTGATGATGTAAATATAACAGGCGGTGAAATAAAATACCTTGATATACCTTTGCCAGTTAATTCTGGAGGAACTGGTCAATCTGGATTTACAAATGGTGAGCTGCTAATAGGTAACTCTATTGGCAATACTCTAACAAAAGCGTTATTAACTGCCGGTGCAAACATCACAATAACGGTTGGTGCTGGATCAATTACGATTGCCGTATCTGGACTTGGAACAATGGCATTTCAAAATGTTGGTGTATCTGGTACGTTCATAACAGCAAACATTCCACCTAAGACCGTTACTGTGACTAACGGCATTATAACAAGCATCGTTTAGGGATAAGACAATGGCAGTAACTGTAAAAGCACTGATTCCAGCTAAACAAGCTGAGAGCGCTCAGACAACGCAATACACTGCGACGAACTGCCGTGCTATTATCGACAAGTTTACGGCTACCAACACTTCTGCTGGCAATGAGACAATCAGCGTAAATATCGTGATAAGCAGCGGCACTGCTGCTGCCAGCAATCTAATCGTTGATACGCGTTCTATTGCGCCAGATGAAACGTACACATTTCCAGAGCTGGTCGGTCAAGTCCTTGACGCTGGCAACTTCATTTCAACAATCGCCAGCGCAGCAACTTCGCTCACAATCCGCGCATCAGGTCGGGAGATAGTATAATGAAAAAGCCAATGATGATTATTGAAGGCTTTGCTGGTCTGCGTGAGAGCGATCCATTCATCACAACCGCTGAGAACAAAAAGAACACCAGGATCGTGATCGACGATTGGATGCTTGGCCCTGAGAACCCTAGCAACGAGCGCGATGCTAATCCTGAATACTGGATTGCGCTTGGTAAGGCTATGCAGGTGGATGAGACCGAGGCCCGTCGTCGTCGCTGTTCACTTTGTTCTTACTACGACAACTCCACAATGACACAGGCAAAGATGGACAAGATACCTTGGAACCAGTGGGATGTAGAAGCCGGATTCCGTGGCTACTGCACGAAATTTGATTTCATCTGTCATGATTTACGCTCTTGTCAAGCGTTTGAAGAACGAGAGTTTGAATTTGAAGATTGATTGTGTTATGGCTGAGAAACCGAGCGTTGACGAGCAGCCGGTAGCTCAGTAGCAGAAAGTCTACTATGCTTAAAAGCGGAACGCCTGAATACTGGTTGCGTCGAAACTTCGTTGAGGTTCTAGACTTGCCTGATGACGCCATTGAATGGCTCATTGACCTGTGGCAAGTTGTCCAGCTTTTTGATGATATTGTTGATGGCGACAAGATTGATCGCGACGATGCTGATGCAGCTATCTGGGCTGCGCTAGTAGGATTGCCAGCTAATCCGTTTTATCAAGCGCATTTCACAGTTTTGCTACCCCTTGTCAGCACTGCAATCTTGAAGTGGAAGGCATCTGACACTGTTGAGCTAGCCGGTAATGCCTGCGCTACTAGCTTTGTTTGGCGTGCTGGATATTATGATATTGTTCTTGCCACTGTGCAGTTGGTTCACGGCACACAGGCAGCAATGGAAATAGGTCACGTTGTGCTAAAGCTTTATGGCGAAAGCCTTGAGGAATATATGAAGGAAATGTCGAATGCCTGATCCGGTAACTGGTATTGCTGCTGCGGCTAGCATTGGCGGCTCTTTAATAAAGGGCAGCGCCGCTAAAAAAGCATCCAACATTGAGGCTGCATCACTTCAGGCTGGTGTTGATGAAACCCGTGCGGCACGAGAAGAACTGCGGACTTTGTTGCAGCCATACACTGATGCTGGTGGCCCTGCCTTGCAAGCGCAGATGGCTGCATTAGGTCTTGCTGGCCCAGAAGCGCAACAAGCTTATGTAACTCAGCAAGAGCAAAACCCTTTATTCCAAGCATTGTCGCGTCAAGGCGAAGAAGCTGTGTTGCAGAACGCTTCGGCAACTGGTGGACTTCGTGGTGGCAACGTGCAAGGCGCACTGGCCCAGTTCCGTCCTCAATTGTTGAATCAGTTCCTTGAGCAGCAATATGGTCGATTGGGTGGATTGACGCAGCTTGGTCAGCAATCGGCTGCTGGCGTTGGCGCATCTGGTATGAATGCAGCTACCAGCATTGCTAATCTTCTTGGTCAGCGTGGCGAAGCACAAGCTGGGGGCGCTTTAGCGCAGGGAAAGATGTTTAGCGATATCTTGGGTGGTGCTAGTGGCTTAGCTAAGGGATTATTTTAGTGGCTAGAGATTATTCGATCGCCTCTGATCCGAGGCAGATGTTCTTGGAATCCGTTGCATTGCAGCGTGCTGAGCAAGACCGTCGTACAAAGCTTGAGAGGCAGCAAAGCCTAAAGACTGACTTGGCTGCGCTTATGGAAAAGCCAGACACGCAATCTTTTGCTAACTTCTATCTGAAGTATCCAGAAGCAAAAGAGCAGGTCGAAGGCTATCGTAAGACGATGGGCGAAGGCGATCAAAAAGCTATTCTTGAGGCATCGCAAACTGCCTTTATTCTCAATCGAGAAAATAGGCCGGAAGATGTGAATAAGCTATTCGATGAGCGCATTGAGGCATTGAAAAACTCGAAGCGCGCAGACTTGGCGCAGACATTCGAGCGAGCGAAAGCTACATACAATACAACCACCGATCCAAAGGCGCGTGAAGCTGTCTTATCTACCATCATATATAATTATGGTGGTGGTGAGGCCCATGAAAAGATTTTCGGTACAGATGTTAAGCTCGACACTTCGATTGTTAAAAACTTAATAGCAGAAGGTTTAGAGCCTGGAAGCGCTGAGTTCAAAGAAGCTTTGAAACGTGATCGCACAAAGATTTCCGTAAGTCTTCCCAATGGTGGT